TTGAAACGGCAAAAGAGGTAGCTGGTAAAGCTATTGGAAAACATGGCTTAATTTATATCACCATTATTGTTATTGTTGGTGTTGGTGCATCCATTGTGCTTGAAGAGTCTAAAATGGCAGCAGTGATGGGTCTATTAGGTGCTTCTTTAACAGCGTTAATTTCCATGCTAAACAATGTAGCTGGGGCTAATGATAAAGAAGAAAAGCCTGAGTTTGAAATTATGAAAGAGCTTATTTCCAGATTAGATAGTATGGCTGATCGTGACCCTATGTCAGTAAACGTAGATGGTGAAAAGGTTACGGTTCGTAAAGGTAGTAACGAAACCCAAATAGGAAAATGATATGGAATGGCTTAAACAAATTGCACCTACTATTGCTACTTGCCTTGGTGGTCCTCTTGCTGGCTTGGCTGTATCAGCGGTATCAAAAGCCTTGGGAATAGATGAGTCTCAAGTACAAGACACTATAGATAGTGGCAAATTAAACTCTGACCAAATAGCCTCAATTAAACAAGCTGAAATTGAACTACAAAAATCAGCTCAAGAATTAGGGTTAAACTTTGAACAATTGGCTGTTCAAGACCGTGCTTCTGCTCGTGATATGCAATCTCAGACTAAATCTATTGTTCCTCCTATATTGGCTTTTGGCGTTACTTTAGGGTTCTTTGGTATTTTGTTTGGTCTAATGACTGGCAAAGTGGATTCAACTAATCAAGCTTTAATGATTATGTTAGGAAGTCTTGGCACTGCTTGGGTATCAATTATTAGTTTTTATTTTGGAAGTTCTGCTGGTTCTCAAGCTAAAGACAAATTAATTTATAACGCTACTCCAACCAAATGACATACGACCAATTAGATGCATTAGGAATTGACCATAAATGGCTAGGCCCATTGGAAGAGACTTTTGCTAAGTATGATATTTCTACGCCACAACGCCAATCTTCTTTTATAGGACAATGTGCTCATGAATCTGGGAATTTTAGAATTTTGGAAGAAAACCTTAATTACTCCGCTACTCGACTTATGGCTGTTTGGCCCAGTAGATTTCCTAGTCTCGATGTGGCTGACCAATATGCAAACAACCCAGAAAAGCTAGCTAACAAAATATATTCTGGGCGCATGGGTAATGGCAATGAGGAATCTGGTGAGGGTTATGCCTACAGAGGAAGAGGTCTTATACAAATGACTGGTAAGGAAGCGTATGCAAACTGCGGATCTGGTCTGGGTATGGATTTTATCGGGAATCCTAATTGGTTGGTTGATCCTAAATATGCGGCTTTAAGCGCTGGCTGGTTTTGGAACAAAAAAGGACTAAACAACTTGGCTGATACCCAAGATTATGAAACGATGACCAAGCGCATTAATGGCGGAATTATTGGTTTAGATGATAGAAAAGCAAAAATAGCGAAAGCTAGAGAAATATTAGGTTAATCATGCCATTACAAAAACTAGCACTAAAGCCAGGACTGAACCGTGAAGGTACTATTTACTCTAATGAGGGTGGCTGGTATGACGGTAATAAGGTGCGGTTTCGTTCTGGTTTAGCAGAAAAGATTGGTGGTTGGACCCAAGTATCACCTAATACAATTAACGGTATATGCCGTTCTATTTGGGTATGGTCAGATCAAGACCTTGGCGCTGGTAATGTCTATTATGGTTTAGGTACTAACTCAAAATACTATATTTACTCAGGCGGTACTTATTACGATATTACTCCAATTATACAAACAGATACTATAACGTCTGTTGCTGGAACTATCTCAACAGTAAGCGGTAGCCCAGTAGTGACTATTACTGATACTTCTTACTCACCTTCGGTGGGTGATTATGTTTTAATTACTTCTACAACTGCAGTTAACGGAGTTCAATTTGCTGGTGGCGATTATCAAGTAACCAGTATTCCAGCAACTAATCAATTTACAGTTAATTTTGCTACCAATGCTTCTGGAACAGGCTCTGGTACAGGTGGAACAGTTACTCTTGCCTATGAATATCCATCAGGTCTAAACGTCTATTCTATTGGTACAGGATGGGGCGCTGGTCCTTGGGGTCGTGGCACTTGGGGTTCTAGTTATTCTTCTGGTATTGGACAACAATTAAGACTTTGGTCTAATGATAACTTTGGTGCTGACCTTGTTTTAGCTCCTCGTAATGGTCCTGTTTTTTACTGGCAAGATATTGGTGGGGTTAGTGCTCGTGCTCAATATTTAAGCAGCCTTGCAAATGCTACAACCTTACTTACTGATGCTTCTACATTTAGTTCTGGCGCAACGTCAATTACTGTAACTTCAACTAATGCACCTTATATTTATCCGTTAATGGTGATTACAGGAATAGGTATCCCAGCAGGAACTCAAGTAGCTGCAAACTATATAACAGGCGCAACTACTGTACCGATTACTAAAACCACTACTTTAAATAGCTCAGGTAACTATAGTTTTTCTTATTCTGGCGGTTATATACCTACTCAGACCTACCAAGTTATTTCGTCTGAAGTTCAAGAATTTATTATTTGTTTTGGTGCTAACCCCTATACTCCTGGTGCTCCGACTAGCACATTAAATGGTGAATTAGTTAGTAACTCTGGATTTAACCCTATGTTAGTGCGTTGGTCAGACCAAGCTAATGCGTATCAATGGGTTCCCCAATTAACTAATCAATCTGGTGAATACGCCTTGTCTAACGGCTCATTCATTATGGGTGCTCGTGCCACCCGCCAAGAGATTCTAGTTTGGACTGATTCTGCCCTTTATTCAATGCAGTATATTGGCACTCCGTATGTATGGGGTTTCCAAATGCTCATGGATAACATATCTGTTATATCTCCTAACTGCATGATTACGGTTAATAACGTAACGTACTGGATGGGCAAAGACCGTTTCTATATGTATAACGGTACAGTACAAACCTTGCCTTGCTCATTAAAACAATACATTTTTGAAGATATCAATCAAGATCAGTCTTATCAAGTCGTATGTGGTGCTAACGAAGGTTTTAATGAGGTCTGGTGGTTTTATGTTAGCCAATCTAGCGGTAACACGGTTGTAGATAAATACGTTATTTATAATTATTTAGACCAAGTTTGGTATTACGGCACTATGCCTAGAACTGCTTGGTATCAAACAGGTATTGTCCAATATCCAATATCTTCTACTTATGCTACAAGTGCAATATGTACTGGTTCTATTTCTGGCTCAACTTTAACGGTTACTTCTGTTACGGTAGGTTCTTTAGCGGTAGGTCAAACATTATCTGGTAATGGAATTGCAGTTGGTACTACGATTACTGCGCTTGGTTCAGGGTCAGGTGGCGTTGGTACTTATACAGTCAATTTGCCTCAAATAACAGCTTCAACCACTATTACTACTACAAACGGCAATAGTATTTTGTTATACCAAGAAAACGGTAACGATGACCTATCAACGGCAGCCACCCTACCAATCAATGCTTATATTCAGTCTTCAGACTTTGAAATATCCCCACAAGATTCTGGACAGCATTTTGGCTTTGTCTGGCGTATGTTGCCAGATATTAACTTTAATAGTTCAACAACTAATCAGCCATCGGTAACGATGCAGTTAATACCTCGGCAAAACTCAGGCACTGATTACAATACGGCTGTAGATAAGCCACAGGTTTTAAGTTCACAAAACTTTACTAATATCCCTGCTTATACGGTCAATCAATTTACAGGTCAGGTCTACACACGGGTTCGTGGTCGTCAGATGGCTATTCGGATTGAATCAACAGGAGTAGGTGTAGCTTGGCAAATTGGTATTCCACGCTACGATGTCAGACCTGATGGCAGAAGGTGACCTATGACAATTCCAACCTACTTTAACTATAACGGTACACCGTTAAACCCAGCGCCACCAAACTTACCAGTATCTGCGCCTAGCAACTATACGCCTCAATTTGAGAACCAAATATTAAGTCAGCTACGTCTGTACTTTAACCAGCTTAATAACTATACCCAAGCTACTGCTACACCAGACTACGGAACAAAAACCCAAAGACCGACTGCTAATCAACAAATTGGTCAGTTTTACTTTGATACCACTCTGGGATATCCTATATGGTGGAACGGTACTAAATGGGTAAACTATAATGGCACAGTAGTATGAACAAACTTTTACATACCCCCCATAAACGCATAGAGGCTTTAATGCCCCAACTGCGGGCTGCCCCCCAAGTAGACTGTATTGAAAAACACCATTTTGGCCCAGGTATATATGTAAAAGAAGTCACAATGCCCGCTGGCTCTGTGATTGTAGGGAAACCCCATAAAGTAGAACATTTATGCGTCATGCTACAAGGACGTATGAAATTAGTAAAAGAAAACGGTGAAGTTATAGAAGTTAGCGCCCCTGCTACATTTGTAGGTAAACCTGGGCGTAAAATAGCTTATATCATTGAGACAGTAGTATTTCAAAATATTTATGCAACCGATGAAACTGATGTAGAAAAGTTAGAACTGATGTTTATCGAGACTCCAGCATTGGAAGGAAACTAATATGGCATT